TTGATGCATAATTTGGTGCCGTTTGAAGAAGTATTCACAGGATCTAATTTAAAATCGTATAAGCATAAATATTATCTTGGATTTATGCCGTTTACACTATATCGTGCGAAATTTCAAAAAAGCGAAATAGGCAATATGAAATGGTGTACTTACGACGAATGTGTCTTGTTCATTCGACCGTATAACATAGAAAAATTATATGTGATTAAATGTGTAAATGAATTAATAAAAAATAGTAATATAATAATATGAACCAATCGGTGGAACTTGTTTATAAGAACCCCGAATTAAGCCAGTTAAACGCGTTTATACGAGTGATGAATTCTTTATATAAATTATCTTTGAATGAATTGTCGTCTTTTTTTGCAGAAAAGCCGATGGTATTATCGGGTAAAATCATATTGACTCAGCCTGAAATCAAAGCGTGGGCAAAAACCGAGCCCAAAGAGCGTGTCGACAAACCTGTAAAGGCGCCGTCTCTGGTAGATGTAGACAACGAATTGTTAAAAGACTATGCGCTATATACCCCCGATGTATTCAAAATAGAAAAAAAAGACTTCTATTTAGACCGCCAATATGGATTTATGGATTCCGTCCACTCTTTATTAGAAGATTTATACAACGAAGACGACGAAGTGGATAGTTGCGACAAATCCTCCGATTTTATTATGTTAAAACATCAGAAAATCGTTCAATCTTACTTAAATAGTTATACACCCTATAGAGGTCTGTTGTTATACCACGGTCTGGGTTCGGGTAAAACTTGCAGTTCGATTGGTATTTTAGAAGGAATGAAACATGACAAAAAGATATTTATATTGACCCCCGCCTCGCTACAAGAAAACTATAGGAATCAAATGTCTTTTTGTGGAGACAAATTATTTAAAACCAAGCATCATTGGAAGAAAGTCAAACACGATAGCGAAATGGTGTTTCAATTGTTTAAAGACTATTTATTCTTAGACCACGACCGAACCTTACTTGAAACTTATATGAAAAAACACAAGGGTATTTGGTTGATAGAAGAAGACAGACCCAATTATGAATCTTTGAAAGAGGAAGACAAGCAACAAATCCAAGAATTAATACGTGTGTTGATTTCTATGAAATATAATTTTATAAATTACAATGGCGTCAATAAAAAATCTTGGGAAAAGATGAAACAAGTACACAAAACCAATCCGTTCCACAATAGTGTAATCGTAGTAGACGAAGCCCACAATTTTATAAGCCGCATAAATAATAAGCTAATGGCAGGACAAACATCCGTTTCTACTGACATGTATGAAAGTATAATGGACGCACAAAATTGTAAAGTGGTTTTGTTGTCGGGTACGCCTTATATAAACGCTCCGTCTGAATTAGGTATTATGATTAATTTGGTATCAGGCTATACGACCGAATATGAAATTATTTTAACCAAAAAATATGAACTAAAAATACTGAAAGACGCGTTGCGAACGTTGGAAGATTACAATCGTATAGATTATAAATTAGACCGCATTTATGTCGTGCGGAACCCGTATGGATTCGTCGCCACGTCTACAGGAGAAGTCCAATATGAAAACCCGGAAATGTACGTCGACACCGACTTTAAAGACGTCTTGCAACTTGCGTTAAAAAGTATTCCTATCAAACAAATCCATATTCATAAATACAAGAGAATCCCCGACGAAGAAAAAGAGTTCAATAGCTTGTTTGTACAAAAGCAAGGCGGTTTGAGGGTGATAAACAACAAGGAATTTTTTCAAACCAGAATCGCGGGTCTCATTTCTTATTTAGGAGACAAAACATCCCTTATGCCTCGGCTTGAACCTATGCGGACAGAAATCATACCTATGAGTTCCCACCAGAAAAAAGAATATGAACAATATAAAAAGAAAGAATCCACAAAGAGCGACCAAAAAGATGGCAGTTACAAAGTGTTTACGCGCGCCGCGTGTAATTTCGTGTTCGACAACGACATAAAGCGTCCCTTCCCGGATTTTAAAAAAATGACCGAAGACGATTTTGATTATATACAACTAAACGATCGGTTAAAACGAGCGGATGGTGTGGAAGAAGACGGTGATCGGGTTCTAAATAAAGGCGCGGAATCGTATGATAGCGATATTAAAACATTTTTGAAAAAGGTGAGTTTAAATAGAAATACCCTTTTCTTTAACGAACTACTTTCGTTCGTATCCAAAGCCTTTGATAAACCCAACGAAGACAGCGAAATGGGATTGATGAAATATAGCCCTAAATTCCATTCTATTTTGGAACATATTATACGCGATAGAAATACGTGCCAATTGTTATACAGTAGTTTTAGACGCATTGAAGGGATCGAGATGATGCGCCAATTGTTGAAATATCAAGGATTTAGAGAATTGGTTCTAGTTAAAACGAGAGCGGGTAGCTACACGATAGAATTAGACGGCATTTATCCAGAAACGTCTTACACTGAAACGCGGGTATTTGCCTTGTATACCGGTACGGAAGAAAAAGAAGAAAAGGAAATTATACGAAATATCTACAATAGCGACCTATCCAAATTATCTCCGGCTATCCAGACCAGATTAAAAGACCTCTACAAAGAGACCGATAATTTACACGGTTCTCTTATCAACGTATTGATGATTACGTCTTCTGGCGCGGAAGGCATTGATTTACAAAACGTGCGCTACGTACATATTACCGAACCTTATTGGCACAATGTTCGGTTGGAACAAGTGATTGGTCGGGCAAGAAGAATTTGTAGTCATAACCGATTGGATAAAGAGGAACAAAACGTCCAAGTATATCTTTATATATCTTCTATAAAAGAGGATAAAAAGGACATTTCTACGGATGAGTTTTTACTTAAAATAATGGAAGAAAAGAAAGTATTAGCCGAATCGTTTTTAAGTACACTGAAAGAAAGCGCCATAGATTGTTTGCCGTCGAAGCAGAAATGCTTTAAATTCCCAAAAAATAATAAAAAAGACAAAGACGCCTATGCGTTAGATTATAAAAAGGCACCCGTCAAGAAAAAAGTCGAAGACAAAATGTTTGTTGAAAAAGAGCTCTTATTCAACGGGGTATCAACCTTGGTCGTCATAGACTATCGCACCACCCCTCCTAAAGTATTTATAAAAGAAACGGGCGAAGAGATTGGGGTATTAAATGGCAATCAAATTATATAAACTACTTTGTTTACATTCGTTTTGTTCGCAATAGGGTAAAGTATACGGGCACATATTCGGCAAGGCTTTGTTGGCGTCATAGTTATGTTTGCACGCCAAAAAATGTCTACTAGACGCTACGACGCTTTGGGGTGCGTGTTTTGTCTCTTTGCATAAACCGAAATGTTGGTCGGTTTCGTATCCTTCACAAATAGGCATTTGCTCGGGACACATATTTATTTTTGGAGAACGTTTGGAATAATTATGCTTGCATTGAATGAATAAACTATGTTGAATATCTGAATTATAGGGGTTGGTGTATTTTGTAAACGCGGGCTCAATATAATCGGGTGCTCGTGTGTAGACCGGAATATTTTTATCCACATAGGTTTTCATCGGCAAGACATATTCGTTTTTGTCATTTTTTACATACGGAAATTCATTCATACACTTGGTTAAAGTACCTGTACAATCTATATAAGAATAATCGCCTGTATGCAAATCCCCGATATAATTGTTTGTAATCGGATTATATAACATAGATATGTCTGATTGGATACTGTACATATTTTCACATGATATACCATAGTCTACTTCCTTTACATAACAATTCTCTCCAGAAGAATGACTAAACGTATATTGTTCAGACGCGGAATCTTCCGGAGAAGCATAACATATATTGTTTTTTCTATACGGTTTTTTTTGATTACATCCATTTTCAATCGTCTCTAAGGCTGTATTACCGTCTACACATAATCCGTTCACCCTATACGGCGTAGTCTCATTACAATATGTGTCGATCTCCTTTGTATCTTTCGGGCGGCACTCACCGTTCGCGTAAAAGGGGTTTTCTTCGCTACACAAAGGCACAGAATAGGTTACGGGTGAATTACGAATCTTTACAATATCATTTTCTTCGAGTTCTTCGCGTTTACTTACGTCTTTATAGACAGAAAGAAGGGGGTTTGTAGGAGGTGTATTAGATGTACCTTTATAAAAATCATATTCGTAACTGGCTTGGGCTTCGTATAAAAAACAATTGGACACATCTCCGTTCGGGGTGGTGTAATACGACGTCGAACAAGTTTGTTTACATTTCTCCTCGACGGGCGTCATATTATTCACTACCCACATATCCTTTTCTTTATAACAAGAATTCGAATATTCTTGACTATCCACCGTTTTAAATCCGCATACATTTTTATAAATAGAATTACACCAGCTACCGCCTGTTTTAGGACATGTTTTGGGTCCGTATTGGGTCGCCTGCTCAAGTGAATTTCCGCAAAAGCACTGCGGATTGCCTCTGTTTCCGTGTTGTAAAGCATAATAGTTATAACCCGTACAAGCTTCGCTACATTTTTCCGAGTCATAGTTTTCGCCTTTGGTATTTTGTCTACCTTTGTAAACATTCAGCGCACGTTTAGAGGTATCTTTATATGTCCCTATTTCCATTGTATTCGTAACCCATTCGGCATCTACGTCGGTTAACGCGTTCTTTACATTGATGCCATCGGAGCAATCGTATGCCACGTATTGAAGGGTCTCTTCCATTAAAATATCTTTGAACGGACATTGCTTTTCATAACTCACGCATGTATTATAGTTCTCTATATCTTTTGTAGACGTACACGCGTGGTTGCTTATAGTATTTGAACTCAGGTCTAAACGCCAAGGATAATTGTGATTACATGTTTTATAGGGGTCATAAAACACATCGCGCGTTTTACTAGAACCCTTTGGATCGGTTGTATTAAAATCTTTTATATAAACGCGGGGGCGTTCTTGGTGTGTATAGGTTGTACCATGTAAGTACTCTTCCCCTTCTAATGCCACGTTATTTCCAAATATATCTTTTTTAATTAAATCTCCGTTGTAACAATATTGATGCGTTGCGTCGCTACAATCGTATCTATCTATTTTTGTAGGCAATGAAAAAGTTAAAGAACTATTAAAAACAGACATAGGTTCTTTATACACTAAAAAACTTATACAAACAAAAATAAATAATAACCAGAGGATTTTCATTATAATAATAGACTATAATAATGTCGGTGTACATGAACCAAAATTAGAACCACAATTATACCCAATACATCGTTCGTTTTTCTCACAAACGTAGTTTGCATATTTGGAATCTATGGTGTCTCCGAAATCGGCAATACAATTTTTGCCGTTATTTTTTATATATTTACGATCCGCTTGGCATTCTTCTTGTAGATTGGTTCCATTGTCCAGATTCTGATTGTCTAAAAAATCGCATATATGGAACGTAGACTTATTATTGTTTTCATTTATAATGATATCGTTGCCGCTAATTTCGGGGTCGATATAATCTTTTGCGTAAGGAGTAGTTAAACCTCTAAATAAATTAAAATGAGCGCTATGACTTAGATCCGTATAAGAAGCATATTTTCCCATCATATCATAACTTAACGTACCCATAGATACATTTTTTAATGAAGCGGAATCTGTATTGTATAAAAACGATCCTTCGCAATAAACGGGATTATTACTTGCGTCCGAGTTACAATAAGGCTTGTACGTACCATTCGTGTTTTTGATAGGCGAATATGTATTATCATTACATCTTAACTTACCAAAACAATAAGAGTACCGCGCGTCTTCGTCTATTTCTCCGCTAATACCCTCGCTCTTATTCCAAAAGAGTTTATGCGCGGTCTTGTCCATATCCACTTTTTGAATTTCCCATTTAGAGAAATCACCATTAAATGTATTTTTATTTTTAGGGCGCGGATTCCATAAATATAATTCCGTTTTTTCGACAAAGGTATCTTCGGAAGTTCCGGGTATTTTATTATCGCCTAAATATTCGGTCGAGGCTCCTAGAATATAATTATTTTCACCCGCTTGCTTGAATACAAAGTCCGTTGTCGTTCCTTTTTCTATACCTTTAAAGGTGGACGTAGTGTCTCGATTCACCACGCCGACCGGTAAATGGCTAGAAAATTGCTGACTCCAAGTCATAGTAGAAGAGGGCGACGTGTCTTCGTATAAGTCATATATATTTAGTTTAAATATAATATTACTACTAAAATCATAGGTCGATAATAATTTTTGATTGTAATAATTCGGCTCCGTTATTTTACCATTGTAATCATATAACGCATCTACATTGACCGACGTTCCGCCGAATGGACTTTTTGTAAACTGTTCGTTGTAACTTTGTCTCAACAACAATTCCCATTGTCCATAACTATCGTTTTCAGTAAAACCTTCTTTTATAAAATACAGCACCGAATATAATAAAACACAAAAAAAACCTATAAATAATAGCGTATGTATTTTATTTTTCATTATACATATAAGTTATTTTTTTTGTAAATATTTTAATATTTTAATTTGAGATTCTAATATTTGCTCCAATATCTTATTTTGATATTGATAATGTTCTTGAGACACCGCCTGGGGGGCAGGACTCGGGGCAGGACTCGGGACAGGACTCAAGGCAAGCTTCGAGACAGGATTCGGTCCAGGACTCTGGGCAGGATTCGGGGTATGATTTGCATACAGTTGTTCGCGTTCTTTTTGTTTTTCGGAAATCAGTCGGTCTATGTCGGCAATTGGTTCTTCTTCCGCCTTGTCGCTAAAATCAATGATAGTCGGCTTGTTTTCAACGATTAAATCTTTATAGTTGAATTTCTTTTGTTTCAATTTCGTGCTGAATATAGATATAAATTCTGGCGATGTGGTGTCTCTATTTTCTTCATAGGTTTGTTCAAATAAAGATTGTACGTTTGGGAGTTCATCTTCTGAAAACCCCAAGAACAAATTATGCTTTAAACATTCGTTCCATAAGGTTTCCATTATAGACATAAATCGTTTGTTTTTATAGGTTCATAACGCATTAAACACGACATCCCTATATTGATTCATTTTTATATCCGGTATTTTTGTTTTCATAAAATATTGAATGTTGTGCGTATGTTCTAATATAGTAATGATGGTATATAACGCATACATTCCACATTCACCGCTTTTGTATTGGTGTTTCATATTTTTATTATTATATACGCGCATATCACGATTTAATGCTTTACATTGGGGCAACACGCGATCTGTAAACGCATTGATTTCGTCGGTTGGTGGTGCTCCACTTGAATCAAAATAAAAGATATAATTATCGTCTAAATCCATAAACATACATACCCAATGCGAACCTTCTTCGTAGTGCGGGTCTGTATTAAATATGAAGCCTATTTTATTCTTTTTTTTTGCGAGTTGTTTTTTTATACTAAAATGACATAGTTCAGACCACACGCATGCGCCGTCGGGTTTGCTGTCGAAATCCATTGGCGACGGTCCAATGAACTCAAAGTTTGGATAGGCTTCTTCGTATTGTTTCATCACGCGCATAATATCCAAACTGTCTAACCAATCCGATTTTCCTTTCACCCATTGTTTTGGACTGTAAGGCGCGAATAGTTTAAATTTCTTTTTCAAGGTTCGATTCAATAAACATTTTTGGTCTTTACATATACTTAAATACTTTCGCAATTGCGCCTCAATGTGTTTTATGTTTTTGGAATATATTATTTTGTCAGGATGACGCTTATTCCAAATATCTCTCATGTTTAAAATTAATTTGTCGTCGATGCACGTTTTGATGTGTTTATATTTAGGATGACATTTTAAATACTTAAAGGTTTTCATATATAGTATTTCTATTTTTTAATAAGTCCAAAACGGGTTTTTGTTTTTGTTTTATAAACATTATTTTATATTCTTCTATAAAACAATCCGATACGTCGGCAATGGGGCGTGGCTCGTTTAAATGTGTCTCTAAACGAACCAATTGTTCTGTAAAGGTATCCAATAGATCTTTATAAATATAATACTCTGGATACGTGTCATTTGCGTTGGGTTGGACCATATGGTTCACGATACGCGTCAAGGTTTCTTTGTGTGTAATAAATGAACGTTCGGACGAAATAGGCGCGGGGATCTTTCTAGCTATGTAATCGTGATACATATATTATATTTCTTTTTTTAAATAATATCGTGTCGAATTATGAAATAAGTTAGGATCCAAGGTTTTACACAAGGGGATTTTATAGTCGGCACTCGGAGTATATGATGTATATTCTTTTGTATATTGCATCGGATTACGATATAAATCGCTTTGCGAGGTCGGGACATAGGTCGCTTGCGAGTCTCGTTGTAACGCCATAGTCTGATTACGCAATTGGCTTTCTAAATCGACCAGTCTGTTGGTGGTCTCAGCCACTATGGGGTCAGGTATTTTGAAGTCGGTGTATTTGGTCGCGGTGGGTCTAAACCCCAATCGAGAGACAAAGGGTCGATTTTGTTCCATATAAATAAGAATATAAATAAATAATATATGTAAACCTAATGTGCGGCCTATTTGCGTACTTAAACAATCGTATAGGGGAAGAACAATTGAAAATGTTGAGCGAGCTGGGTTCAAAACGGGGTCCCGAATCGCATGTATTTACAAAGGTTGACGAACAACTCTATATGGGATTCCATCGCCTCGCCATCAACGGCTTAAACGAAGCCTCGAATCAACCCCTCATTCATAAACACTATAGTTTAATTTGTAACGGAGAGATTTTTAATCACAAAGAACTGTCTGCGCCCTATACTTTACAGACGCAAAGCGATTGCGAAGTCATTTTACATTTATACGAAGAATATGGGTGTAAAGCATTTGAAAAACTAGACGGCGAATTTGCGTTTATACTTTACGACGCCTTACAAAAAAACGTCATCGTAGTAAGGGACGCCTATGGTCTTAAACCGCTATACGAAGGTGTGAATGAAGGCGGGTATATGTTTTCGTCGGTCTTAGAAAGTCTTACCAAAGAATCGTCCTACGTCAAGCAAGTGAAGCCGGGTACGTATACTCTATTTACATACTTTGACGAAGGATTCAAGAAAAAGGAACAATCGAATTATGTTGAAAAGGTCTCTTTTTCAGAGGCGACCAAAGAAGAGCATTATAAAAACGTATATGACTTATTAGAAAAAGCGGTTTTAAAACGACTTACCACAAGCGAGCGTCCAGTATGTTGTTTGTTGTCAGGTGGGCTGGACAGTAGTTTGGTTTGCGCGATTGCGTCCAAATATTATCGTGAAAAAGGCGAAACCTTAACGACCTATTCTATCGGAATGAAAGGCGGCGAAGATTTATATTATGCGAATCTAGTCGCCCAACATATTAAAAGCAACCACCACGAAGTCGTTTTGACGCAAGAAGAGTTTATACAAGCCATCCCCAATGTGATACGAGACATAGAAAGTTATGATGTTACAACCGTCCGTGCGAGTGTAGGGAATTGGTTGATTGGTAAATATATCAAAGAAACCAGCGACTTTAAAGTCGTCTTGAACGGAGACGGTGCAGACGAATTGATGGGAGGGTATTTGTATTTTAACGCATGTAAAAGCGACGAAGACTTTCATAATGAATGTGTCCGATTATTAAAAGATATTCATTACTTTGATGTACTTCGCAGCGATCGTTGTATCTCGAGTCACGGGCTGGAATCTAGGACCCCTTATTTAGACAAAGACTTGGTACCCTATTATTTGTCTATCCCCATTTCTTATAGAAGGGGGCGCACAGAAAAGGAATTTATGCGACGAGCCATTTCATCGAGCGATCTTTTGCCGTCTACGATCGTATGGCGCAAAAAAGAGGCGTTCAGTGATGGTGTAAGTAGTCCACAGAATTCGTGGTATTTAATCATACAGCAACATCTAAAAGACTATACCAACCGAAGCGACCTCACCAACGAAAAAAGTTATTACATGGATCTGTTTATCCATTCGTTTGGAAGGAATACACATGTAATCCCTTATTATTGGATGCCTAGGTTCGTAGAGTCCAACGACCCTAGTGCGCGAACCTTAAAACAACGCGTTTCCGTATATGAATATTTCTATCGTGTGAAGCATTTTTTTACTCATACCTTCGTAAATACTTTTAGGAAGTTCTTTTTCTAAAAACACATAGGCATTTAGTTTTTGTGCCACGGTTGTATCCGTTAATATAGAGCTTAACGTTTTTTGTATACGTTCGCGTGTCCATTGGCGGATATATTTTTCACATTTAAAATAAACGACTTTAGGATGTTTCATATACGTATGGGCTTTATCGTCTATAAACAGCAATTCGTCGTTTCGAGACAACGTAGGAACACAATGTAATAAATCTTCATAACTTTTGTGTTTATGAAGCCTTTTGGTATTGAACGTAATGATATAATCAAAACAGACGGCTTTCGTTTTTTTATTCATATAGCGAATCACTTTTTGAATAAAAAAATCTTGTTTATTGTTGGTATAAAGAATAATATATTTTAGGTGTTTAGACTGACGCTTTTTTAATATAAAGCGGAAAATGTCGAATATATGGGGTCTGAAACACTCTTCGAATAATTCAAAATACATATCATAATCGGGGGTAGTCGTGGCTTCCGCGATATTTAAGATGAACACGAATTGTTTGAAAAAACCTATGGTTTCATCTAAATCAAATATAATATGTCTATTCATTTTTTTATCTATATATAATATTAATGACAAAACAATTATCTATTTATGAATGTATTAATGTATTAAAATATTATAATAAGGATATACCCAAGTCTATATACAAAATCAAACAAAAAACAAATGTTTTATTAAATAAACATATGTTTCAGCATAGTGTGCCCGTTTTGTATCATTTTACATTTAGCAAACATAAATATATTGGTTCCAATACAAAACGACATTTCATCAAACCCTTCCGTAAAACAAGAAATCTTACACCGAATGATTCTCTTGTATGTAATCTAAGATGCTTATAAGTACTATTTCTTGGGATGTAAATTTTTGAAACAATATAAGGTCGTTCATCTTTAATTGAAAGTATCGTCTATTGTATCCTTTACATAACAATAGAATTTCATTGTTTTTATATTCTATTTTGGTGAGCATGGCTCCTTTATTTAAAACCAGATGGTCTGGTCGCGTTATATTAAACCAACGAATGTGATGCCCTAACGAGAGTTCATCCAATTCGTCAATAAACCTATAGTCTTTCAATAGAGTCTGATAGGTCTTTATTTCTTTCCCAATAAATCCCATATTTTTTAATATATCTTGTTTAGAGGCTTTGATAATAGACGAATTTAAATCTATCATTTTTTTTTCGTCTAATTCTTTCACGAATTCGCTCAGTTCTTCGTTCATATATAGATAACTATACTATACTTAAATGGATTTCTTAAAAGGCATATAAACCGAGCGCCTCATTTGCCGCCATAGGTCCTTGTTCTCTTGGAAGTGCCTTGTCCGGTTTTTCATAGTTGTAATTTTTACCGTTCTCTTCTTTCGTATTTTGCGGGTAAGGATTGTTCATAGGTCCCGGACAAGGCACTTGTATACTCGGGGGGGTGTAAATCTCTTCCGTGTCGTCCAGCGACTGCATCGCTTCCTTTTCAATACCGATATAAATGAACACGCGATTTAGCAACAGACTCGCTTTTTTGCTTATGGTGGTGTCCAACGTAAACAATACAAAAATAAAGGGAATTATAAAATGAAATACATTTAACGAACTATACGATTCTTTACTGTAAGTAGGTATAAATACAATAAATCTGTGAATAAACCAAAACAATAGGAGTAACGCGACCAATTGTAAGATAACCTCCATCAATAGTTCAAGGCTTCCTTTGTAATCGTCAAAAGGAGGCAAATACATTTTCATTAATTTTACAACCAAAGAAATGGGGACAATCGCCAACGTGATATACTGGACTATGTTTAATAACTCGCTTTTATCTTTTTGAGACAATTGAATCATATAAGAAAAAAAAGATTCCACTTCTCCACCTTTTTGTGTATATTCTTCGTCCATTAGTTTATAGAAAGAAATTAAATATATATAAATATAGATATAATGTGCGGTATCATCGCCTGTATTGGGAAAGAAGCCTCGCCCTTTATTATAAATGGATTAAAGCAATTACAAAATAGGGGATATGACTCTGCCGGTATCTCGCTCCTATACCAAAGACAATGGACTCTACAAAAATATGCTTCCCAAGATTCAGTACAGCAATTAAGTAATATAGACTACCCGCCTTCTCTAAACGGCATCGGGCATACGCGGTGGGCAACCCACGGCGCCAAAACAATAGAAAACGCCCATCCGCACCGAAGTCAAAATGGAGAGTTTATGCTCGTACACAATGGCATTATTGAAAATTATAAAATACTGAAAGACTTTTTGACGAGCAAAGGATTTGTATTTTATTCCCAAACCGATAGCGAAGTCATTGTCAATTTATTGGAATATTATTCGCACAAGTATAACGTCCTCGAGTCCATACAATGGGTCACGCGAAAGATGGAAGGGACGTGGGGATTATGTATCCAATGTTTAAAAGAAGAAGATACTATATATTGTGTACGTCATGGAAGCCCCTTGTTAGTGAGCCACAACGGAGAGTTTGCTTTAGTCTCGTCGGAATACAGCGGGTTTTGTGGAATTATGAATCATTATATAGAACTACAATCAAACGACGTCTGTAAAATAGACTACGTTCAAGATACAATACATATAAACACCCATCATACGTATGAATTAAAGACCGTACCAGATGAACTATTCTCCCATACACACGAACCCTATTTACACTGGACACAAAAAGAAATATTCGAACAACCACAAACGATTCATCACGTGACAAACCACGGAAGCCGTTATCATTTGGACGGGACCATTTTTTTAGGCGGGTTGAACAAAGAACTGTTGTCAGATATACAACATATTATATTGTTAGGATGTGGGACTTCATATTTTTCGGCGTGTATTGGCTGTAAATATATAAAAACTTGGTGTAATTTTGTAAGTGTCCAGTGTTTGGATGCCGGTGAATTTAGCGTCTCGGATATTCCTAAGGGGAAATGCGCGTTTCTATTGGTGTCTCAGTCGGGCGAAACCAAAGACCTACATAAATGTATAGACTTGTTACAAGACCACATAAAAATCGGGGTAATCAATAAAGTGGATTCGGCGATCGCGCGCGAAGTAGATTTTGGATGTTATTTGAACGCGGGTAGAGAAGTGGGTGTGGCGTCTACCAAATCGTTTGTGTCACAGGTGGTTCTCTTGTCTATGATTGCGTTGTGGTTTTCTCAATTACAACGAGGGTTACAATCCATCCATAGAAAAGTCATACAAGACTTGGGTCAATTAAGCGAACAAATAGCGCAAGCCTTGAAAGTAGACGTGATCCCCTATTTACCTATGTTTAAAGACCATTGTTTTATATTAGGGAAAGAGTATGACGAATATAGTGCAAAAGAGGCGTCGTTAAAAATGAAAGAATTAGCGTATTTACACGCGGAAGGTTATTCGTCTAGTAGTTTAAAACACGGACCCTTCGCTTTATTGGACGAAGAGTTCCCCGTTATATTGCTAGCCCCGCGAGACAAACACTGGCAAAAAAACGAAAATGTCTACGAAGAACTGAAAAGCCGAACTCGTCATATCCTTACCATCACAAATGAGCCGTTGGACCGAGAAAATACTATAATGCTCCCTAAAAATAAGACCTACCAATGTATACTAAATATAATTCCTTTACAATTGCTGTCATACGAATTAGCCCTATTACGCGGATACAATCCAGATACACCCCGTAACTTAGCCAAAGTGGTGACGGTCGAATAATCTATGTCTCTGAGAACCCCAAATGCGTAAAATGAGAGTTTCATTAGGCTATCACATTTATAAAAGTTCTGATTTATAAAAATAAATCTTGTAATTTATGAAACTAAAAATAAGAGAATTAAAATATCTTATGGAAAAATTAGATAAACGAATAAAATGGTAGTTATTACAAAAATGAAGAAAAAAGTAATTCAACTACCAAACATTGAAATATTTGATTTTAATGAATCGTTATAAAACATTAAATGTTGAATATAGAATTCAAAATCATTCAATCGGTCACCTCATAAGTAAAATGGAAGAAAAGGAATTTGGAAATCGTTAAGAAACGGACAATCTTTAATTCGCGAAAGAAGAATCCGAAGAGAAAACCTAAATCACAAAGGAGTATTTAATTCTAAATTTAAGAAATAGAGAAAATAATATTGACTTAAATCTCAGAAGAAAAAATGACAAAGGTGCGTTATATCAATGACCCATTATTATATCATATAATAATGGGTTACAAGAATTTGTGCGTGGTATTTTTATGCAACAAACCATATTTTAATAAATTTATGTATACGTGCGAACAATTAATTACACACGGAAAATACAAAGGAAATATTTGTTTAGTCGTTGGGGACGATTTAAATAATAGTCCTTTGTTGAATTGCGAATTCATTCAACAAAATAATATCCTCGTAACATATTTTCCAAATATTCCTTTTTCACAACAGTTTACAACTATACAAAAAGTTATGAAACGCCCTCCTCATTGGTTTATGAAGCAGTTTCAATTTCATAAACTACATTTATTCAACACATTTTTCAAACAATGGGATTATATTTTTTATTTGGATTGTGGAATAACTATTTTGTCAGATATATCGCCTATGATACGCGAATGTAAAGAAAATACATTGTTGGCTCAATCCGATGCTTTTCCAACGTATCAATGGAAATTACATGATCAATTTGACAAAAATAATATAGACTATTTTACGAAACTATCACAAACATATGATTTAAACATAGATTATTTTCAAACCACCATAATGTTATACGATACAAGCATAATAAAAAAAGATACGTATGATGATTTATTGAAATTATTAATAGAATATCCTATCAGTATAACAAACGACCAAGGGATCATAGCATTATATTTCACAAATATACGCCCATTGTTCGAGCAAATAAAAACACACAATGAACAAGTATATTTTTATGATTATTCATCAAGAAATAAACAGAATAAGTATATTATGTTGAAAATAAAGTGACGAATAATATTTCTTTGAAATTGAAAAATCTGTGGTCATACAATTTAAGTATGAGTATTAAAATCCTTTTGGAAACGATAAACGACGCCGAACAACATGTTAATGATTTAAAAAATAAATATTGGATTCTCTTACATAGCGTTTCGTTTACGCCGAAATATAAAAAGAAGAAGCCTGCGAAGCCTGTGTTCGTTTTAAAAAACAAGTCCATTGGCGGAATTAATATTGTTCAGAATTATGTAAAATACTATGCCGATGGAACATTAGAATGTGAATTGAATCGTAACCAGTTCACATTCTATCACGAAAACGGAACAATAAATGTGGACTATAATTCGTCTGGTCAAATGAGTCGTTATTACGACGATGGAACATTATATTATATTGGTACATGTGTCCTATTGGATTATCTATTGGATTATGATGTTGTGTCGAAACGTGTCTCAGACAATCAATTTTATACAGATGATGAGTTTATTTTCGTCAAAGGCAAAGAATATTACGAAAATGGACAATTAAAATACGAAGGTGAATACGAATATGTGTTTTTTAAAAAGGGTAAAGAATATTATAGTAATGGACAATTAAAATACGAAGGTGAATACGAAGGGGTGTTTTTTAAAAAGGGTAAAGAATATTATGAAACAGGAGAATTAAAATACGAAGGTGAATGGGTAGAAGACAACTATTACGGGATCGGCAAAGAATATTACGAAAATGGACAATTAAAATATGCGAATGATGGCGTGCATACCATAGCTTATTATGCCAATGGTCTGAATATGTATGGATTTGGTAATATACGGAAGAAACTTACGAGTCAACATACGAATCGAGGCAAAGAATATTATGAAACAGGAGAATTAAAATACGAAGGCGAATTTAAAGGACAATTTCGCGAAGGACAAGGTAAAGAATATTATGAAACAGGAGAATTAAAATACGAAGGCACATGGGTAAAAGACAAATATAACATGCACGGCAAAGAATATTATGAAAACGGGAACATAAAATTTGACGGAAGTTGGTGTGGGGGCAATTTTATAGAAGGAAAATATTATGTGGGCGTCTTTCTATATGAAGGAAAATGGTCAAGTGGTAAAATTTTAGGAAAATGTAAATTATACATAAACAATGAATTAGATTATTATGGACATTGGAAGGATCATACACGCCACGGTTTAGGTAAAAAATATTATGTAAATGAAATAAAATACGCTCATAGACAAACCGAATATGACGGCGAATGGGTCAACGACATGCGTCACGGCAAAGGTAAAGAATATGACAAAAACGGGAATTTAATCTATGATGGCGAATACAAAAATAATATGTATGATGGTAAAAGTAAAGAATATGACAAAAACGGGAATTTAATCTATGATGGCGAATACAAAAATAATATGTATGATGGTAAAGGTAAAGAATATGACAAAAACGGGAATTTAATCTATGATGGCGAATGGTTCAATAACGGCCGTCGCGGCAAAGGTAGAGAATATGACGAAAATGGTCGATTAACCTATGACGGCGAATGGTTCAATAACGGCCGTCGCGGCAAAGGTAGAGAATATGACGAAAATGGTCGATTAACCTATGACGGCGAATACAAAAATAATGTGTATTATGGTAAAGGTAAAGAATATGACAAAAACGGGAATTTAATCTATGATGGCGAATGGTTAAGGGGTAAAAGAAAGACGACAATTATGTCCAATCATTAATGGTATTCCGTATTTAAATCTTCCAAGCAGGACAATTCTCTATAATTTCTGTAGTGTGTCACCTAAAATTATAATTAGACACCCGACCTGGTTATTACAATGTAATTTTACACTCCATTTGAGAGCAACATTCGGTCAATCTATTTCCTCGTTGTAACATCTGCACATTGAATTAAGCATCACATATTCGTTTTTATATCCTTATCAGAACGTATAAGATCCGCGATTCATATCTTTTTATTGATATACGTAAAAGCGACGAAGTGTATTCTAGGCGTTTTTCTCCATTCCTATGAACAGTATAAGATTTAATACGGAGTCAATTCCATTGAAATCATTTTGATAAAATATAGTATGTCAAACGTCGAATGTAAATTTATTAAAATATTTTAAGGACTACCAACGAATTAAAGTGGATGATTCTGTTTTCTAATTTACATTAGGGTTCAAATATTTGGTTGAATGAAAACACGCGTATAGATATTGGAAGTAATTCGTTTAATTTTTATAAATTACCTAGACGATCACGTGTATCTGATATACAAGGAAATGTTCAAATAAAATACGTTTACCTTAATCGGTTTAGTATGACTCCTTTTAATGGATTAACGTCCACTTGCTCCATATTACAAGACTATTTAGCGACTTGTCGGGCGCGTTTAAAATATTATATATATATATGTCTTTTAATCCATTTTCTATGTTTCGTAGATCGCGCAGAAATTCCAGGGTCAATATGAATCCGTCTATTAGTCGTTCTATAGTTCGTACACCCATACATTCACATGGCACGCGCAAATCAAAGCCACCTCTCCGTAAAATAAACCAATCGTTGAAATATGTAAAAAATAATACAAAATCATATAGAAGACATCTACGAAATCACGATGAACGAGTTGAAAAAAGGTCCAGTGCTAATCAACGAAAACTAATAAAAAACCTATTGACCAATCACCCAGGCGAACGCAAGATAAGACGAAATATACAAGAGAAAGAAATAAGTCAATATGTGAAAAGAAGAACAATGGATATAAGAAATAAGAGAAAACAAAGGCGTATGGGAACCAAACCGAGTGAAAAAACGTTATATAAAACGAGTCCTCGAGCGAGAAATAATTTTAAACGTTCGTTAGATAATTATTAATGACCATTTAAAATATTATATATATATATATGTCTTTTTTTCCGTTCTTTAAATCGCATAAAAAAACCAGGGTCGGTATCAATCAGAATAAAATACTAGAAGAACCGTTTGAAGAAATAAAAAATGACAAGGAATATAGAATCAATAAGAATAAAATACTAGAAGAACCGTTTGAAGAAATAAAAAATGACAAGGAATATAGAATCAATAAGAATAAAATACTAGAAGAACCGTTTGAAGAAATAAAAAATGACAAGGAATATAGAATCAATAAGAAGAAAATTCAAAAAAAACAAATACTAAATTCTTTAAAAAAAAGAACGAATCGCCTTCGGATTCAAAGAGAATCATTAAAAAATAAGAAAACTCATAACAGGCATGAATTAGAAATAGCAAATAAATCTACTGAAGAATTATTACAAAACATACATCGTAGTATGGATAGTATACGTTATGGCGCTACCTCACAAAATATAAATCATATGTTTAATCAAGAATCATTTTCTAAAATAACTGATCCCCTAGACCAGAAAAAATTTAAAGATTCATTAAATATTTATAATGAAGGTTTACTAAAATTAATGACAGAATATGAAAATAGAAAAATAAGAAATGAAAATATAAGACGTGAATTACATCATATGAAAAAAGAAAATGTCTATAGTGCTATGAATAGAAAAAAAAACAGACAAAGTAGAAGACCAAGCCCCTCCATAAGAAAAATCTATAATAATTATCACCCAAAAAAATTTATGCGCCCAATTGTTAAACGCCCTAAAACAAGACGTCCTGTTCCTTCACAGCCAATCGTTAAACGCCCTAAAACAAGACGCCTGGTTCCTTCACGACCAATCGTTAAACGCCCTAAATTACTCTAAGAAAGAGATTGTTCAAAGTCCGTTTCAGTGACGGAGCAACCCAAATGAATTTCTTCTTTTTTGATGCGTTTGGTGGGTTGTCTCAAGACATAAGAACCATTTTCTCGTTCGTCTAAAATGGTAGTCCAAGTGTGTTCCATCTCTTCCAAAGTTAAATCAAACCACGCTTTACATCTCGGCACATAGACACACGAATAGACCTCCAATTTCCAATATACATTCTTAAACCATCCTTCTTTAGGTTCGGCGTCTAAAAATTCCAACGGATACAAATGATCCAATTCCATATATTCGTATACATATACATCGTTTACTATGTAAACTTTTATAATACCTTTTCTCTTTTCATCGTGAGACAAATGAAATGAGCCATCTTTTAAAAATGCGTCGTATGAATCGTATTCGGTGAATTTTGTCTCCACAAAATCGCAATCGTCTAAGTCGCATACTTCCATTTGTATTTGCATTTGAACATAATAATCGTGTTTAGGAATGCCTGTGATTTCACGGCTCACCACATTTTTTATTTCAATCATTCGTCCGTAATTATGGGCGCCTGTCACGATGCCGTCGGGTGAAGCCGCCAAGAAACTATGTTTTGGATGTTCGATACAACCAAATTCGCTTATCGTTGTATCGTTTAACCATTCGTATATGTTTACACTAAGAGGCTCATATTTATGACCCCAAGTCATAGGCGTTTCACTCAACGAAGAACCGTATTTCTTAGGTTCTAATGGTTTACATTTTTCGTAAATGAGTTGGTTACGGACCTTTTCTTTGTCTGAATAAGCTTTCCACGCATTGCTCGCGGTGATATGGTTCGCGCGAAAATCATACCAAGCGTCCGTGCGCTGTTCTGGTTGAGTCATGGCTTGTAAGTGTTCTATATGTTCTTTTATAGAAGGGCGTAAGGCGATTTGTTCCTCCATGGTCGCGATAAAACTAGGATAGCTCCGTTTTAATTTTAACTCTTTGAGACAATCGCCCAAGTCGTGTTCTATCCAGCGATCGATGGTTTCTTCGTCCATAAAGTCAGCGACAAACTCCTTTAAATAGACGATTACACTGGATTCCAACGTATTGTGGATAAGGTGGTGCGGGCAGTCCAAGAAAACATTATAGATTTCGTCGTTAAACATTATCTATAATATTATAGATTGTTTTTAATCAATTTTATCTATTGTTTTTTTCACTTTTAACGTAGATGGTTTATCCGCGACCAAAGAAAATAAACGGGTGATTTTATTGAACGTAAGCCCTGGAATGGATTCAATGTGTCCACTCTCTTGATTGTACACCAATTCATTGTTTTTACTTAACTTTTTTCGTTCCATCATTTTAGTAAGAAGATTGGTCGTTTTAGCGGCTTCTTCCGGTGTCAAATTATAACTTTGACTAATGTCTTTAATATATTTTTTAATCTTAATAATCTTAGAGGTTTTGGTTAATTTAGACCATATTCCTTTTCGGTTTTTGTCCATATCTGCGTTTAGAAAATTCGAAAGAGATTCTTCGGTCGTTTCCACGCTTGAGGTGTGTAAAGTAGAGCCCGTATGAATCAACGTTCTATAATTTAAGGCATTATATTCTTTACATTCGCTTTTTAACTCATTCATAGTATACTATATTTAATATGTTTAATTCATAATATGAGACATATTAACTTCGATACGCATTTAAAAAAGAATATATACGAGTCTTACGATTTATCTTTTCAAAAAGTAGGGCTTCACGCCCTATATTGTGGAGACAACGAACCTGATTTAGAACGAGAAATCAGAAAAAAATATAACTCGTATAAGCAACAAGATAAGAAAAAACATAAATATAATCCAGAATTACACATTACTTACGACGAACTGATTCAAAAGCTATACGACTGTGATTTAAGATGTTATTATTGCAAGACCGACCTGTGTATTTTATATACGCACAAGAAAGCGCCGACGCAATGGTCTTTAGAACGTTTCAACAATGATATCGGGCATTACAGCAGCAATACATGTATTTCTTGTTTACGCTGTAATTTACAACGAAGAAACGAAAACCATATACATTTTAAATTTTCAAAACAATTGACACTAATTCGTTTAGAATCAATATAAACATTTAAAAAATATAATACTAATGAACAAAGAAATTTTAGACCAAAATAATCTATTGTTGGTCAAACTCATGTTATTTTACAACCAAGAACCGAATCTTAAAAAAATGCTGGTGATCATCAATGGTGAATCCAGAATATCTCTTCGTATCATCGACTGGTTTACTACCAATTACGCCAAGAAATATTTTACGAAATATAAAAATAAAAAATCGGAACGTTTTATCGTATACGAAGATTATAAATTGAACTTGAAGGCGTTTAAAAAACAGCGATTCGATCCGTTTTGTCGTTGGGAACGCATACAAGTGCCTTACGGAAATGGATTTTCGATTGAAACCACGATTGGGCAATTGAATTTTTTTAAGTGGGCGATCGAAAATGATATCGTCCGATATATTGAAGACCATTACGATACCATAGAAGAAGATATGAACGACAACAATAGTCTTTCCAGGAGTAAAAAAAACCTACATACTACACGAAAAAAGCGACAAGAATTGTCTATATCTGCCAGCAAATGTTTAAAAAAGGAAGTAGTAGAAATTACCGTACATTTTAATTAATTTTTTTAATGTTTATAGTTATATGGGTAATGTATATTCGTCGTTTCCGATGATACATTTTGAACACATTTATACGTGCGAGGTTATTTTAAATACATTACCAGCCCATGAACAAGATTGTCTCATCGCCAAAACATTGTCTATACACGAAGAAACCACTACTATGAATCAATATTTGAAAACCAATAAGAAAATTTCCATCGCCGTGTATGGAAAAAATTATAGAGACAAAACCATCGTCCAAAAATTCAATCAATTGAAGAAACTAGGATTTACCAATGTATCTATTTATTTTGGCGGAATGTTTGAATGGCTTATGCTACAAGAAATATACGGAAATGATAATTTTAAAACACAAGGTAATACATTAGACCTATTACAATTTAAATAATAGATCGTATGGATAATTATGGACGAATTTAAGCAATTCAAACTATCTAAAACCGAGTGGATTAGCATAGAAAAAAAACTAGACCAAAAGGAAACGTCTATCGTCCAATTTATTAAGCAAGGATATAACGATTTGTCTATACAACACAACCAACATTTTACATTATCCGAGTCTATAAAAATAGAGAATAAAAATCCACATTATTATATATACATACACGTCTTGAAGCCATTGCTTAAAAAATATAATTTAGACGAACCGGTCATCAAAGCGCCCAAACACAAATTAAACAATGCTGACAAAATTCGTTTGGAGAATATCAAACATTTAGACCATACGATAGAATGTATTATTTTAGAGAATTACGGAAAATGGATAAAAAAGGACAAGGTCCTCTATTTTTATAATATGATTTATTTATTACAAAAATATCCATCTATCAATCCGTATTTTCGCGACCTTTTTAAGAAACAAAAGAGTTTATTTCGCCCAGAAGATATTTTAAAACAGTGCTCCAAGGTCATTGAAAACAATGCTATTTTTGACTATAGCCCATTACAACTACACACGCACCAAAAAGATATATATTCTATCGTACAGAAAAAGGAAAGGGCGATTATTTTTTATACGTCCCCGACCAGCTCGGGTAAAACGTTGACCCCGATTGGGTTGTGCCAAGGGTTCAAGGTCATTTTTGTATGCGCCTCCAGACACATCGGGGTAAACTTGGCAAAAAGTGCCATTAACGTAGGGGTCAAGACGGGGTTTGCGTTTGGGTGTAAAGGTATAGAAGACATACGACTGCATTACTTTTCGGTCAATCGGTTCGTCCACAAAAAACCCGTACACGCCGACGGTAGCAAATTAGAATTGTTGATTACGGACATACATTCTTACGAACACGCTATGAACTATATGTTGTCCTTTTTCGACAAAGAAAATATTATTTTATTTTGGGACGAGCCCACCATTTCGATGGATTACGACGAACATCCCTTACACGACCTTCTTTCGACGATTTGGAATATAAATCAGATTCCAAGACTCGTTTTATCGTCGGCTACCTTGCCCGACAATTTACAGCCCATTGTAGAGAAGTTTAAACAAAAGTTTGAAGGATCGGTCTATTATAAAATAGAGACCACCGATTACACCACGAACCTTGTGTTGATGGATCATTCGAATAATATAATTATGCCCCATAGTTATTTTGATTCCATAGAAAAGGTCTCTCAATTTGTAGAAACCAAAGGCGACCATTATTTGAAGTTTTTAAGCGTCGTCGAGTGCGCGAACTATATTTTAAAGTCTTCCTTTTTAGGCGAATTCAATACGATATCTATGGAAGATGTAACTTCGTATACTATAAAAAAATTCTATTATAAAGTCATACAAAAGGAACTACTCCACGAACCCTGTAAAACCGCCTACGATAACTCCGTCTTGTTCACCACTACTTCGGCGTGTACGATTCAATATGGACCTGCTTTGTGGTTGGTTCAAGACATAGAACATTATACAGACGAACTCATGAGACAATTAAATATTAATCAGAATGTCTTGGAAAATCTGGATGCTAAAATTACATTTAATTTTCATTTGAACCAAACCATTTCTCAACATAAAAAAGATTATCAAGATAAAATTGCCAAAGATGAAAAAAATGAACATAAAATGAAAAATATGCGGTTTGACGAAGACGTCTTGGCTTTAGACCGTTTGATTAAACAATTGGAACAAACGTTTAAGACCATCCAATTAGATCCGTTGTATATTCCAAATACCTACGAACATTTTACGCGATGGGGCAATTCTAAACCGTATAATACGTCTAATGTATTCAAAGGGAATATAGAAGAATCCTACGCCAATCGCATTATGAATACGACGAGCCCGTTTAAATATAAGGTTCTCTTGTTATTGGGTATAGGAGTCTTGCATAAAAACGACGTACAATTCAACGATATTATGAAAGAATTAGCAGACGCCAAACAATTGATGCTTATATTGGCGACGAGCGATTATATATACGGCACCAATTACCAGTTCTCTCATGGCTATTTATCGGAAGATATCGATAATATCACTCAGGAAAAGCTGATTCAAGCCATTGGGCGTGTAGGACGGAAAGAAAAAAATAAAACATTTACTTTCCGATTTAGAGACAATAAATATACTTCATTGTTTTTTGAACCCACCTTTTCAAAAGAAGGAAAAAAAATGAACGAACTTTTTATATAATATATATATATATGACCTGCGACAAATGTAACTTAACGAACGATAAAAAATGGTTATACACCCTGTATACCACGCTTATTTTTATTTTAGTATCGAATCCAATGACGTATAAATTGGTGAATTCTATTTTAGGCAATGTATCCGATAAAAACGGATGCCCTACGGCGTTCGGTCTGGTTGTCCATACGGTTGTGTTTACGCTTATTTTAAGATTGATTATGTAACGTCTCTAAACGCCCGACTTCTAGTACGCGACTTCGTTTGTTGTTCTTCCGCGTTTGTCTAACACCTCTTTATATTTAACCTCCGGAGGTTTTTTCTTTCTACTAAACGGACTGCTTCTATTACGCAAGTTCGTTTGTTGTCTTGTTCTTCCGCGCTTGTCTAACACCTCTTTATATTTAACCTCCGGAGGTTTTTTCTTTCTACTAAACGCCCGGCTTCTATTACGCAAGTTCGTTTGTTGTCTTGTTCTTCCGCGTTTGTCTAACACCTCTTTATATTTAACCTCCGGAGGTTTTTTCTTTCTACTAAACGGACTGCTTCTATTACGCAAGTTCGTTTGTTGTCTTGTTCTTCCGCGTTTGTCTAACACCTCTTTATATTTAACCTCCGGAGTGTTTGTCTTTCTACTAAACGCCCGGCTTCTATTACGCAAGTTCGTTTGTTGTCTTGTTCTTCCGCGCTTGTCTAACACCTCTTTAGCCGGAGTTTTCGTCTTTCTTGTAAGCGCCCGGCTTCTAGTACGAGACTTCGTTTTTTGTCTTGTTCTACCGCGTTTGTCTAATACCTCTTCATATTTAGACAATACATCCGCTGGAGTTATATTTATATATTTGGTTTTCGTTTTTATCGTAAATGGTCTAGTCGATGATTTTATAAGTTTTATGTCCTTTATAAAATGGTGTGTCATAGATACTATAAAGGTTTTATGGTCTATAGATTCATAATTATACGTATCTAGGGTGTCTATATTTTCCCATAAAAAGTAGATGAACTCTATCACATTTTGTATAGCGCCTAATATGTTGCTCCCGATGGAGTCATAGATGTAATTTAAGTAACGAAGACGAGCGACGTGATTATAAAATTTATGTTTGTACGCCTTGTCTCCAGATAAAACGATCCGGTCCATCATAGATTGCATGTTATGTTCAATTAAACTATAATACGATTGAACCGCATAGTTTTTTTTACCCACTTGAAATAATTCTATTTGTTTCGTAAAACGCCGATTGTCTGTATCCAAGGTCTCGGAACTTTCGCCTGTGATGACACATTCCAATAGATGGTCGGGTTCGCGCATCCTCTTTACTTTACATTCGATTTGGATTTTGACCATATTATTTTCTTGAATGACTGCAAAATATAGCTTGTTTTTTATATGTTTAGAAGTTCCGTCGTATTCTTCTAAAGGTTCATAAAAGGTTTCGGGCAAGGCGCTCATTTTTTCGTACAGCTGCTCTAAAACCCAGTTTGTATAATGAACCATATATTCGTTTAAATCGCGCGTTTGGTTAAAGATGGATTTATTGTAAGACGACAACGACAACGGGTCAGTGTTTCCGTCTACTGAAATAATCTTCGGGCAATCTAACCGCACGTCTACATCGCCCGTGGGGTCCATATATTGATTTTTGTCGGGGTATTTTTTTGTATATAAATAATAGACCGAACCGCCTATAAAATAATAGGGCGCATCGGTACAACGGGCGACGATTTGGGTCGGCGTATAGGTTTGTTCCTCGTCTTCGTTCGTTTTCAGCAAGACACAAGGACCTTCGTATATATAGTCCTTCCAAGGAATAAGCCTTACGTCAAGTAGTTTATCTATATGTCTTTTAAGAAAAGACGAAAATAGTCGTCTGTCTCGATCTGTAGTATATTTGAAGTCTTCCATATATACTATATTCTTATAATATACGTTGTAAGAGAATACAATACGCCTCCCCATAAAGTATCCAACAAGGCGAGTTTATAATTCCAATGTTTAAACAATGACATATTTGTAAATTCAAATAAACCATACGTAGACGACCCCAGTAAAAAGGCATGTAATAAACTTGCCTTTTGTAGAATTATGAAGTAATGTATTTGAAACACCACAATCATATAGACGACCGCTGCCGCGATATAATTTATACGCAAAGGCGACCCTTGTATTTTATAGATCATAGCAGTTGAAAAAGGTTTTATCATAGATAAAAATATATAATCCAACAAAAAGGACACGACCGCAATTTTAAGCATATATATATAGAAAGGATTAAAACATCAGACTGGATGCCCCAAGAATACCGTTAAAATTACAACTACCCGCGCACGTATAGGCGCCCATGTGTTCTAGGAAAATATGGTCGCCTTTCTTATAATCTTTGGGAAATTTACATATACCAAGATTGTCGTATGAATCGCAGGTCGGACCTAAGATATACGTTGGTTCAAACATAATCACTTGGTGTAATGTATTGGTATCGTGGTCATAATAATGGGTTAGGTTTGGGAACACCCAATGGTCGCGGTGATAGACGTTTAATTCGTGGTAAACGCCGTTATCTAAAAATAGACCACGCGATGTTTTTGCAATGATTTGAGTCATTAAATGATAAGCGGGTTGGGCGAAATATCTACCAGGTTCCGCAATGAGGATATAGGGCAAATTCTTTGTCCACCCTAAAACTTCTTCTAAATTTGTATGAAACCATAAACCGCCACCGATGTTTAATACAGGTGTTTCTGAATACATAAAGTTCAAATACTCTAACACGGGCTCGGCATATTCATACGCGCGCTGATACGACGTTAAGCGGTCGTGATCGCCACCCGACCCAATATGAAATGAAACACCTCGTATTCTTATGCTATGATTTTTCGCATAATGTATCATCGTTTTGGCTTCTTCTTGTGTACACCCAAATTTACTATCAAACGCGTTCGGATTACCACTATTCATTCGTAAGAGTATATCCGCCTGAACCCCTCGCATTTGTTCTAATTCTCCTATATCGTCCACCACTTTAAACCGCACCTGGGCGAGTTTCTTTTTCATATTTTTTTTTTCGTATAATAAGAGATGGGGGTTAGTATAAATAATATCCTTTGTATATTTTGCCGCGAGTATTAATTCTTGATTCGACGCAGCGTCTAACCCCACCCCTTCTTGGACTAACGTATGGACCAACTCAGGAGACGGATTACATTTTAACGCGTAATAAGGTTTTATCCAGGGCAAGTGGGTTTTCCAATTATGAATTTGTCTCAATACATTGGTTTCGTCGTACATCCAATTGCTTTGGATATTTGTATTTAAAAATATATCAATACCTTGTTCGGTCATAAATGTTTTCATATATAGTCTAAAATAGTAAATATTTATATAAAGATAATATATATATATCTACATGGAACATATTGTTTACAAAGACACGATTCCGTATATTCCAGCGATTGAGTCGGGTAAAGTGATTAAAGTATACGACGGAGACACCATTACCATTGCGACCAAACTTCCACACGACAACGAACACGTGTATCGCTTTTCTGTTCGTTTGAGGGGAATCGATTGTCCTGAAATGAGAAAGGCAGACGAAAAAGAGAAGGCTATTTTGGCGCGTGATTTTGTCAGCCAACGGATTATGCATAAAATGGTAGTATTAAAAGATATAGAAATAGAAAAATACGGGCGAATCTTAGCGAATGTCTATTACGAAGGCGAGAATATATCAACTAGTCTACTTGAAGCCAACTTAGCCAAAAAATACGGATCTTAAAAATTGAATGTAGTTCTTAAACTATGCCTCAACATGGCGCAACAAATCTTGGATTACGTCTGGGTAAACGAAGAATATGAAATCTGCTCCAATCGCGTGGTCAGCACATTGTTCTATAATAACGTCCGCGATATTCCTCAATATACTTACGAAGATATTTGTATCAAACCCCATCAACTATTTAAAAATCCGTTTCTATCGTCCAGCGATATTCTTGTATTCTGCGATATGTACCGTGTAAATCTTTATATTTACCCCAATGAGAAGATTTTGAGCGAACAAAATCAACGGAACGAGTTTAAAGAATATATGGAAAAATATACAGAGCCTATCTTTAAAATAACCGAAACCTATTATGGCGATCAACAAGCCTTCCGTCAACACAAGCAATTGTGTCGTTATGTAGGGATCGATGTCTTCTGTAAGCCCTGCGAATATTCTATTTATAGTGAAAAGAAAAATATATACAATTATATTTGGATTAGTCGTTATATTTTAAACCAATTGTCTGGAGGTTCGGTGAAATGGTTGGATATGACTCTCGTCCCGAACGTTGAAGAAGACGTGACGCGCCAAGTAAAACAATTGGACGTGGTCTGTATGGATGAACTATTCGACGACTTTCATTTGTAATGCGTCTATATTGTGTTGCCATTTTATAGTATAGTTTAAAATGGATGGACAAATGTTAAGTCATATTATGAATTCAAATATGCTAAACATGATGACGATGAAAGAAAATGTTTCTATTTATCATATTTTAATGACTTTATTCATTATGAATATAACCCCTTATGTTCCAACGATTAAACAAATTATGCTTAAATACATAGAACATAAAGTAAAGGAAACGGTACCTATTTTTATTCCGGAAAAGGAAATCACCGCCTCTATACAATTTATTCAAAAAGAAAATAGCGACGATATGATATTCAATGCGATCAACTATTATATTGTCAACCACAACGAATCAAAACATTTGAAATATTGTAATAACTTTTCGGTCATCAATGAGACAAAGTTTGTATTGAATCGAGATTACGAGTGCGTGGTCTCAAATGTGGCAGCAGACGAAAACGACAACAAATCGTATAAAATAAAATTTATGTCTTATACTAAAACGCTGAATGAAATGAAATCTTTTGTGGATAAACTTACCAAACAATATATGTACGAACAAAAAAATAAACTAGGCGTCCAAAAATATTTCTTTGACGAAAAGCACGTCACCTTACCGAAAGACCAAGAAGGTGTCATACAATTGGACAAAGCGCCTAAAAACATTACATTTCATATGACGCCCTTCAATACGAATAAATCGTTACAAAATATTTTTGGGATGCATTTGGCGTCTATCAAAGAACGCGTCGATATGTTTATCCATCACAAAGATTGGTATATCAAAAAGGGTATTCCGCATACGCTGGGTATATTGTTACACGGACCGCCTGGCACTGGAAAAACGTCTATCATAAAATCTATTGCGAAAGACACCAACCGTCATGTCATCAATATTAAATTGTATAAAGACACCACCCAAACCCAGCTACGTAACTTATTTTTTGATGAAAAACTGAATGTAATCGTAGACAATAAAACCGAACATTTTAATATATCGATGGACGAACGCATTTATGTCATCGAAGACATCGATTGTTTGACCGATATCATTTATAAGCGAGAAAATATAGTGACGGAAGAAAAAAATCCTTATGTGTTCGGGGAAGAATTGTCTCTGTCTTTTATTTTAAATTTATTAGATGGTATTTTAGAGACACCGGGGCGCATTTTGATTGTAACGACCAATCACATTGAGAAATTAGACAAGGCGTTCATACGACCGGGTCGTATTGATGTAAATTTGGAAGTAGGGTTTTGCACGCTGGAAATGATTATAGACATGTTCAACTTCTTTTACGAAGAACCGTGCGAGACTTTATTTCAAGACTTCGACTACAATGGAACCATAACGCCCGCCGAATTGAATAAATATATATTGAATCATTACAATAACAAACAACTGGCTTATTTGGAACTCAAAAATAATTATAGCGCCTAATATATATGCTTTCTTTTATACTCACGCTTACCCTCGTCCTAATCCTATACCGATTTGCCTTTTCGAAAGGTCTTCCGACTTGTAATCATTTTGTCATGAATGTATATTTATATTTGGCTTTGTCTGTAAGTCTATGCGCAAGCTTTATCTATATATATGAACGTATGGCGTGGTCTCCACCTATTTACATAGCCATTATTTTATCGTTGGTCTCTATACTATTTTTATCGTTACGACCTTTATTTAGTACACACGGATTTTTGACGAATCATTTAGGGTGGCTGATATTTTTGGGGTCCGTGTCTCTTATGTTAATTCCTTTACTTGAAAAATTCAAAGATAAAGTAGAGCGAACCTTGATCACCACCTTTATTTTATTTTTATCGTTGACCTTATTAGCCAATATAATACCCAAATTTTTGAAACAAACCTATGAAAAAGTAATGGCTGGATTAGTGCTAGGTTTATTGTCTATTATTATTACAGAATTATATTTTATCTTTACAAATCGGTATACTGATTATTTAAAAAATAGTATAGACTATGTAGTGCTTTTATTGTTTTCTGTTTTTTTGTTGTACGATACAAGCCGTTTATATCATTACGCGTCTGTATGCGTAAAATACCCACATTATCCGTTATTCTCGATGACTTTATTTTTAGATTTACTGAATATATTTTCAAGATTGTTAAGTACCGAGTAATTTTTAAATATTATAAGAATATAATGTACACCGCGGTTCTAGTAGAACCACGCAAACACAAGGCATTAGATATAGTGTTATCTAATTTTAATCGTAATTTAAATGAACATTGGACGTTTTTAATATACCATAGCGCTTTAAATGAATCCTTTATGATTGACCTACTACAAAAACATAAAATGTATTCTCGGTGTAAACGCGTAATATTAGAGAAAGATAATTTATCTATAAACGAATACAATCAGTTGTTGTATTCGGAGAAATTTTATGAACCCATAGAGACAGATATGTTTTTAATATTTCAAACGGACGCTTTGATATCCAATAGATATAAAGAGTATGTGTATAAGTTTTTACATTACGATTATGTTGGAGCACCCTGGAAAGCGACGAATCAAGTAGGTAACGGGGGTCTTTCACTTAGAAAAAAGTCAAAAATGCTTGAACTATTAAAAAAGGGGGGTTATAAGAAAGCGAACGGAGAATATTATTATGAAGATAAATTTTTTACAAATACTATCCCAAATAACATCGTCTTTGAATTAAATTTACCTAACGTAGAAGAAGCGAAACAATTTAGTGTGGAAACCTTATTTTCAGACAAATCGTTTGGGCTACATAAACCATGGGATTATTTGACCACGAAAGAATTAGACGCCTTGAGTCTACATTTTCCGGAATTGAAAGAGTTAATTGCCTTACATAGGAGTTTATAAATATATGAAAACATATTTATAAATGAGAATAAACGTTTAGTTGCTGTATGCGAGACCACCCATACCAGACATAATTCTTAGTACGTTGTAATTGCGAGCATACACGCGGACCTTTGCCGTGTTGGTGCCTTCCACCGTGGCGTTCGAGAGTACCAATTGGAGGGTGGCGTTGTCAATGCGACTGAAGTTGCAAGTGCCCGAGGGTTGGTGCTCTTCCGGACGAAGGGCGAACGAATAAACATTGATACCGGTGTCGGGGTAGCGGGTGTGGTGCTGGAACGGCTGGACTTGGTCGAAGTAAGTGCCTTCGCGCTCCGAGAAGCGGTCTTGACCATTAAGCTGGAGCTTGGCAGTAACCACCGGGTTTTCGCCCCAGCAGTGCATGTTGAGGGACGTCTCGGCAAGAACGAAGGTACCGGCATCCGATACACCCGAACCGGTGACCGTTCCGCCGCCAAGAGCCCAGTCTGCGGTGGCATCGTTGCCGAGCGACCACGCCGCGTCGCTGGTCTGGGGCGCCTCCGCCTGTTGGAGCAAGCCACCGCTGATGAATGCATCGCTGCCTTCCAACGCGGCATCCGAACCGAATGCCTTGATGGAGTTGGGTAGAGCATCAATGGCGTCGGTGTAATTGAATGGCTGAGCACCAAGAGCCTTGAACAAAGTAGTGTCGCCTTGGGTGCCGGCGCAATAATCTACGTTGCAATCCGGTTGTACTACCCAGATGAGTTCCTTACACGGGTGGTTAAAGTTAAGGCGGATCTTATTGGACGAAGAACCGACCGACTCCGAACCAGTGAATTGGAGCTGTTCGATGAGGTATTCCGACGGGTTTTGCGCCATACGGCGGCGTTCGTCCGTGTCAAGGTAAATGTAGTCTACGTAAAGAGACGCCGATACCAGCGATTGGGCGTACGCGGCGGTGACTTTTACATCTGCCGAAGAAGAAGGCGATAGCGAGCTTACCGCCCACAAGCATTCGTCGATCGCGCGCAAATCGAGGTTAATTTTGACTTCGTGGTATTGTAGGGCAATAAGGGGGAGAGCAAGACCGGGGTTGCAGCAGAACCAGAATTGAAGAGGGATGTAAAGGGTGGTTTCTGGCAGAGCATTACGGGGAGCGCACACTTGTCTCGGGGCGCTGGAGTCGCAAGGACCATCCACGTCGGCGAACGAGGGGTCAGTCATAAAGGTTAACTGGGTGGTTTGACCGACCATCTTGTTGTAACCGGCTTCTTGGTTCTTGTCAAGGGTCAATTGGCACCAAATCTGCATCCAGTCGCCGTAGTGCTTGTCGATGCGCTGACCACCAATTTCTACTTCTACTTGCTCAATCAATTGGTGTCCGGGGTAATCTAACCAACGGGCATACACGGGACCAGTCGAGAGATTTTGATTGATTTCTGGAAGAGTGACCTGTAAGTAAGTGCGGTAAGCAAGATCGCCGTTTCTGGAAATCGTGCAGTTTACGCGACGACCGAAATCGGCTTGACCATTGAAGGTCTGCTCAATCGACTCCATGGCGAAATTACTGTGTCTGCGGTAAGTGACTTTCCAGAAGGTGATTTGAGGGTTGCCCGTAAGATATACATCTTGCGCGCCATAAGCTACTAATTGCATAAGTCCACCACCCATTCTATAATCTAACAAAAGAAAAAAAAATAAGAAATCTATTTAATTAAATTTTGCCGGAGAAATATTTTTAAAAAGAGCGGACTATGAAAATTGTAGACTTTATGTTTATGTTTTTTGAATACGTAGCAGTTTTTATTTTTTTTATGAACTCTCCAACCATGCATAATAGCGTTTAAAATAAATTTCTTTTTTAAATAATCCATATTATAAGATTATATTGTTATTATATAATATAAACTATTTAAATGATTAAAGAACACTATATAATAGAATGATGAAAGAACTCACCATAGATAATTTATATACAAATTATCTAAATGACATAAACCAAGCCGAATATAAAATATTAAACAGTTGCGAAAAGGACGAACAAAAATTAAATTACTTAAAGAAAAAGAAAAAGGATTATTTGTTAAACAATTCGAATGATTTATTTAATTATTTTGAATGTAAGCAGAAAATAGAGATAAATCAAAACCCTAAAAAGATGATCCAGCGGTTTTTCAATCAACACGAAGACGATAGTATAAATATTCTAAATAAAAGTATCCAAAATTATATTAAAAAAAATAATTTTAGTAGTATGAATATAAGTGATTTTATGTACGACAATACGATTTGTAGCAAATGTTCCAAAGGAGAAATGATTAAAATTGTTTCAGAAGGCATTTTACTGTGTAATAATTGTTTTAACAACGAAACATTTTTCGTAGAAAACGATAAACCTTCTTACAAAGAACCTCCTAAAGAAATATCCTTTTACGCGTATAAAAGGATCAATCATTTCAGAGAAATTTTGTCTCAATTTCAAGCCAAAGAGACCACCGATATACACGGAGATATCATCGCTCAAATAGAAATGCAAGTCAAAAAGGAGCGCGTAGAATTAAGCGAATTGACCAATAAAAAAACCAAAGAAATATTAAAGAAGTTAGGGTATAATAAATATTATGAACATATTCCTTTTATAAAAGACCGATTGGGTATAAAGCCGCCCGTGATGAGTCCTAAACTAGAAGAAACGTTGTGTAATTTATTTATGGATATTCAAATCCCTTATTCTAAATATTGTCCTAATGATAGAGTTAATTTTTTAAATTATTATTATACCCTTTATAAATTATGTGAACTATTGGGTGAAACCAGTTATCTCATACATTTCCCCATGTTAAAAGAACAAAAAAAAGTCGAACAAGACGAAATATGGAAACATATATGTCGCGACCTAGATTGGGAATTCATTTCGACTTTATAGACCGCCTGGGAATCCGACCAGATTCGCACCAATACCGAAGCCGGCGCCGGTGCGGGCGTTTAGTCCCATGGTGGGCAAGTAGGTGTCCAATACACTAAACGTGGCAGCAGCCACCAAAGCAATCAAGACGATCTCGTCCAATTTTAAACTTTGTTTTGGTATGGCGTACGCGGCAATAGAGACCATCAAGCCTTCCACTAAATATTTAATCACGCGCTTTAACAATTCTCTAAAGTTCAGCATTATATATTTAATAAATATAATATATAAAGGAATTATTTATCCTATACTAATGAACGTAGATTTGTTAGACGAAGACCGAGCTATCGCAGAACAAAAGTATGTATGTTTGTCGTTTGTGTCGCCTGAAAACCTGATCAAGCAAAAGGAATTGTTTTATTTTGAACAATTTGTTCAGCAATACGACCTGGCTCAATCTATGCATAAATTCAACGAATTCCTTAATTTTGTCTCTTACAAATATAATATTTCCAGTGAAGAATTGATGACGGAATACGCGTCTTTTGTGGATACGTTTAAAGACAAGCTAAAGGTAGACGTAAGCGACGATTACAAAAATTTTGTAGACAAACACGAAGAGGTATTAGAGAAACAATTTTCGAAAGAGAATGAGTTTCAAACGAGCGTAAGGGGGTTGAAAGTGCGCGGTGTGTTTCCAAGTCAAGAAGAAGCCGAAATTCGGAGCAAACTATTAAGAGAAACCGACCCCAATCACGACGTCTACGTGGGACCGGTGGGCATTTGGCTTCCTTATCATCCAGAAGCCTACAAAACAGGCAACGTACAATATCTAGAAAAGGAATTGAACGAGCTCATGCACGAGAAAAAGAAAAACGAAGACAAGGCGAAGTTAAGTTTCGAGACAAGAGTGAAAGAATCTAAAATTAAGGCGATCGAAGAAAATATGAAAAAGGCAAACGATACCAATAACAAATTAACCCAAAGCATCAACGACAAAGGCGAACTGGTGCGCATCCATAATACAAACGACCAAGACGCTGTATTGGGTGTAAATGCTACGCTAGAAGATATTCGTAAAGAATTATTTTAAGCGTCTAGTGTATGAGTGACCTTGTGACTATTTCTAAAACAAAATACATCGAAGAAATTGCGTCTTTACTATCAGCCAATCCAAAAGATAATATAGCGTTAGAATATCCAGACGGGAATCCGGAATTTATTGCGTTGGCAAACTTACGAGAATATAAAAACCGAGAAGGCGTAAAGATTTATGACGACGTGTATTATCGTACTAGAAACGGAAGAAGTAGTGGTAATAATATATCGTTTGAAACCTACGATTATAAAACGAGACAAATACGGCGAAAAGCAGAAGTATTACAATATAAACAACACACTTTAACCGCCGCAGAAGAATATAAAAAACGAATCGGGGCAAAAGGTACATTTAGCCAAGCTAAATTAAAAATGCTTCGGGACGCCGCATCGATCGAAGCCTGTAAAACATTGAAAGGTAGTTGTAGCGACATTGCCTACGATCTAAATGTCCCCTTTGAAAACGAATTATAATTATTCTCTTAAATTAGGAAACATACATACTTCTAAAGAAGGAAATATTTCCCCGCTCATACATTTGTCTCCTTCGTATAATTCCGTACAACTCCTCATTCCTCTATCATATCCGATATAACAATAACCATCGTCTTTCGATATTTGGTTACTGTTTATTTTATTCACCAACGTATTTACTCCACCTTTTTCCTTTTTACTTTTCAATTCCGTTTCCTTTTCTTTGGTGTCTCGTTTTTCTTTTTCTTCTTTCATACTTTTTTTCAGTTGTCTCAGTTCGTGGTTTACATTGGGGAGCGGATGCATAAGGTCTCTATAAAGTTGTATGATGGTGTCTTTAAAATAAAAAACAGAAAAGAGGATACCTAAACACAAGATAAATATAAACAGATAGAACATACCCGACGACATCTGGTTCGTGTTGTTTCCGTTGTTCATGTTGTT